GTCCTTCGACCTCAAGACCGACAAGTCTGGCAAGCAGGTGATGGAAAAGAAGTCTGGATTTGCCGGTCTGAGCTTCCAGCAGCGTCTCGCGAAGAAGGCCAAGGCCAAGAAGCCCCGTCTTGCAAAAGGAAAGTCTCACGGATGAACCTTCACATACTGAGCTTCGCAGCAATTCTCGCCTGCCTTGCTGCTCTTTGGGGGATGGATTGATGAGCGAACGGAATTGGCGCGAACATTGGAAAGAATCCAGTCTGGCCGATGAGTTTTGGATTGCTGTGATGGATTACGCAGAGGCTGAGCGCGGCGGCCGCAAGATCGTAACGACGCCAGAGGAAGCGCAACGCATGCTTGACCTGATCGAGACGCGTTTAGAGGCTATTTTAACCGCTGTTGCTGACGAAGAAAGCAAGAAATGACCCCATCCGCCGCGATAGCCGACGCCCAAGCCCGCATCGATAGCATCATTGCAGCGGGGCACACCCAATTCATAACGATCAGGGCAGACACGGTGGCAACTCTGATTGCGGCCATCAAGAAAGCCGAAATCGAAGCAGCAAGGGGGAAGCAGTGATGTGGTTTGCTATCCGAACGACGCCAAATCGAGACTTTGCCGCTCAGATCGCAATCCAGCGCCAGGGCATTGAAACCTTCCTCCCAATCGAGATCATCCAGCGCCGCAAGCGCAAGGGCAAGATGCGGGAGTTGGAGAACGTCAAGCGCGCGATCATCCGGGGGTATCTGTTCGTCCGTCTCGATAGCGTAACCGAACTGATCGACCTCGTTGCGTCAATGACCTCAAATCGCGTCATAGGCAGCCGTCTCATCCTTGACGCCGTGAAGGTCAACGGAAACGCTGGAATCGTTTCAGCAAGCGATATTGAGGCTTTGCGTGTGTACGATGGCCGTATCCTGACGCCGGACGCTCCAAAAATCTACCTTGCAGGCCAAAAAATCATCATCATGGACGGTCCAATGACCGGCACCAAGGGAAAAGTCATCAGATCGCGCAAGGGAAAGCTAACCGTCGATACGTCCCGTGGTATTATGACCGTGAACGCGGAGGCTAGAGATAGATCAGCGCAAATCCGGCATTGCGTAGCAAACGCACCATATGTGATGATGCTTACCTGCTAAAGTGATGAGTTGAGGTTTGATGCATCTGCTACGCAATGCCGGTAATCTTGAGGCCATAATTACGAAAGCCCGCCCACCAGTCATGGTAAGCGGGCTTTTTTGGCTTCTAATTGGTTCGCGTCAAACGCTTGCGCTGTCGTTTCACATAATCTTCCAAAGCCTCAAGCAAGGCGTCGGTTACTTCTCCTCTCGCCACAACCTGCAGAGATTCGTTTGGGCTGCTTTCTTCGGAGAAGACAACACGGCTACCGGCTGGCGGGGTGGATGTCGTTGTTGGTGGGGGCGCAGTGTAAACAGGGGCTTGTGTCCGCTCCTGTGTCTGCGGGACTGGCCGTGATGTCATTTGAATCGCTCCATCGTCTGGTTCGTCTGGAGTAGATTCTATGACGACAAGTGACCGCTCGCCCTGACTTTCGTATGCGCCTTCTTGCTGCGTGAACCGGCAAGTTTCAAGAAAACTGTTGATTGCAGGATCAACGGCAACGTCAGAAAACCCCTGCCGCATGAGGTATGATCGGATAGCGTTTTCCGATGCAGCCCCGTCAGGAAACTTTGAACGAAGCTCTGAAAATAGCGATGGGCGGAAGGCCGCCGCATAAAGGGCAGCCTTTTTGGTCGTATCGTTTTCTGGGTGCAAGATGTCTACAGCCAGATGGGTGACGCGAACGCCGCCCTTCCCTGCCTTTTCCACAAGGCCGTAATGCACAAGGTTTGAAAGCATCTTTCCAGAGGCCCCAGTCATGCCCGAGTAACCCATGTCCCGAACCGCAGCATCTCTATCAATCCCATTAGTCCTGTTCGCAGTGTAAAGTTTCGCTGCGATTTCAAGGGCCTTGCCCACTGAAATGGATGGGTATCCGGGGCTTCTTACTCGGGTCATAGCTACCGGTCTCCACTAGCTGCTTGTTTCTTGCTGATATAGATAGCAAGAAAACTCGCGTACTCCAAGAAAATCTTGCGGCGCGCTGTTGACTCTTAATCTTGAGTGGGTGTAGCAAGGAAAACGGCCCCACCCGATGACGCGGGTAAGGCCGTTGTTGAGTGCTTTAGTGATGGCGTTCTGCGCTGTGCAGCACATCCGACAGTGATGATGTCGGGAGATCGGAGTATCCGGATGCCTATTTGGTGTCCGGTGCGGGAAGGGGTGACGGCCCCGACTCGCTACCTCTTAATACGGTAACGCGGGCGGGCGGCTTTGGCTGCCCGCTTCGCATTATGTAGCAGAATAACCAGAATCCGTCCAGCGAATCAGGCTGATTCCACAAGATCGTCCAATCGAACGGTTTGGCATCCAATTACAGCCAAGCTCTGCAGCAAGAAAGCTGCCGTGAATCCGCCTCGGCTGATCTTGTTCGCAATGTTGCGCTCGTTCTCTGGCAGACCTGCGGCGGTCAGCCGTTCTGCTAGGTCGCGATAGCCTAAGCCGCGACGCTTCAACTCCGCCTTCAACAACGCCTTCGCGCGTTCGGCCCATAAGTCGTCTGCCATAGCTTCCTCATCGTTCCTGACGTTAAAATCATCATATCTGATGTTTTTACCATTGACAACGGTGTGAGTTATCATCATAAACGATGCTGAACACATCGAATATGGTGATGATTATGGCTACCCCCTTCCACCTGACCGCAGCAGCCCGCACGATTTCGCTTCGCGAAGTCTTCAAGATGGGTGACGACAAGGCTTGGGAGATGTTCAAGGCCATGCGTTGGCCGGAGAACAACGGCAAGCCGGTTTGCCCCAAGTGCGGCTGCACCGAAGCCTTCGAAATCAAAACCCGCCGCAAGCACAAGTGCAAGGCGTGCCACCATCAGTTTTCGGTCACGTCCGGCACTATCCTTGCTAGCCGCAAGATGAGCTATACGGACCTGCTGGCGGCAATCGTCATCACCGTTAATGGCGCTAAGGGTCTTTCGGCTCTCCAACTTTGCCGCGATCTGGACTGCCAGCATAAGACGGCATTCGTCCTTGCTCACAAGCTACGTGAAGCACTCGCCGCTGAAATTGCTGGCGCTGAACTGTCCGGCACGGTTGAAGTGGACGGCTGCTACATTGGTGGCAGCATCCGCCCTGCCAACGAAAAGAAGAACCGGATTGATCGTCGCCTTGCTCAGAATCAGACTGGCAAGCGCCGCGTCGTGGTCATCGCCCGCGAGCGCAATGGCCGGACTATGACGACCGTGACCAAAACGGAAGCTCAAGGCGTTGCCTTCGTGAAGGCGGTCGTCAACCCGAACAGCATCGTTCACGCCGACGAAGCTTCGCACTGGGATGCACTGCACGCTAAGTTCGCGACCATGCGCATCAACCATCAGGTCGCCTACAGCCTGAACGGCGCCTGTACGAACCAAGCGGAAAGCTTTTTAGCTCGCCTGCGGCGGATGATTGATGGTCAACATCACCACGTTAGCCCGCAACACCTTCATGCCTACGCCGCCCATGCCGCTTGGATGGAAGACAACCGCCGCACGGACAACGGCGGACTGACTACGAAGGCGCTTGGCCTTGCTATGTCTCACCCGGTCAGCCGGACATGGAAGGGGTATTGGCAGCGTTAATCGCCACTGTTCCATTCTGGAGGCATTGTCTTGGATATGACACCTTCCAGAAGGCGACGAAACTCCCAGTCATCGTAGCGACCGCCGTCGTGCATAAGCGTAAACGGTTCACCCCAGCCAGTTTCCCAAAGGTCAACACCGTCGCAAATAGTGCCGAGCAACCTACAACCGTAGGGCTCTAGCTTCTTCTGCATTTGCTGGAGAGAGAAAAGGCGGATTGCTATCATTCCGCCATCGTACTAGGCAGCAATCGCCATCTCAACAACGAATTTCTCGTGCTGCACATGCATATCCACAAGTCGCGGACTTGGTTTTTTCAGCAATCCGTCTAGCGACGTCGTCGCGTGCACGGTAACCGACGTTAAGCCCTTGTGTTCAAAGAGAGCTTGAATTGCAGGCGCGATGCTTCTTAAAACCTTGGCCCGGTCTTGGCCAGATAAGATCAGTCCTGGGAGGTCGTCGCTAAATACGCGAAGCCCAGCATCGTCGCGATCTTCAATCGTCACGGAGACGACTGCAAATGTTTGGCGTGTCATGTTGGCTCCATTGGGTATCAACGCACCACTACGCGCGCGAATCGCTAACTCGAAGTTAACGGAAGACCCTGAAAAGAGATTCGTTCCAATCCTGTCAAGCGTCAAGTTAATTTAAGGTCGTTAACGTCGATTTTGGGCTGTCGTGTCGTTAATGGCGTTAGCCGACTATCTTCCAACTAAGGTTGCTGGCGTGCCCGAGGCTTTCCGCGAACCCTTGCCGACGGAGCAACTTGAGCGACTTACCAACCCGCTTCACGATATCATTCCGCAAGCGCCGGTCCCGCGCGTCCTTGCCTTCCAGCCCTATGAGTTTTACGGCTAACTCTCTGCTGGTGACGGGGGCGGTTGCCTTCCGCAGTTCGTCAATGAGCCAACAACGAAGCTCGTTCCTCGCAAACATAATGATGCGGTTAGAGCGCGGCTGTACGCCCTTCAGGGCGCCATCGTAGCCGAGCGCGACCAAAACCCGGTCTAGCGCCTCAACGTCATTGCCAACGACCGCCATAGCCTCCCTAAGCCTTTGGGCTTCACCCATCAGTTCAGAGCGCTTGCGGAGTAATCCACTGATCGTATTGTCGTAGCCGTCTTGTGCCATCCGGCACGCTTATCACAACTAACGATGATGTTCATCATCACATATGGTGCGCTTGCTACGCAATGCCGCGCAAATCAGAGCGTAAGTTCGCCTAAGTGTTGACCATCGCGACCAAATCAGCGAAAGTAAACCAAATCCCGTAGCGTTGTAATTGCGTGTGGCGTCCGTTGGCCTACCCATTTGGGATGTGTGCCCGGCCACTGTGGCTTCACCGCGCTTGCGGTCTGAGGCTGTGCGATGGAGGCGTGTGCCTGATGATGTTCCGGTTTTCTAATGAAGAACATGGCACCTATGTGCGAACCATGGATGATGTAGGTTCTCTCCTTGGGTTGCGTGACGGCGACGGGATCAAGTTTGTACCCCATGGGTACACAAAACGTGATGGCGTCACAGAGAAGGTGTTCGCTGCCACTGATGGTGATAAAATAATTGGCCACCTTCATGCGCTGTGGAGCGTTGACGCTTGATAGATGATGAGCAAGCCAAGTATCGAGCTGAATATGCTCGGCAGCAAGCCTCAGCAAGTCGGCAGTCAGCTATGTTTGGAATGGGCAGTGCTGCATCCTGCGCGGCAGGCTCGCTAGCTGGAATAGCGGTCGCCTTGTTAGCGATCTTTGCAATTTTTCGCTGAACGAATTACGGCCCAACTCTTCAAGCACGCGAAACCGCGAACGAAGAATCGGGCCGTTTTTACATACGCATCACATACACACGAACTCCGCTGGTTTTTCGCACACGCGCCCGAACACCTGACTGTTCGCGGCCAACAACTCTGCAACCAACCAGCGGTTTTTAACTCGACTGCCCAAATCAATAGCCCTTCCACACGGCAGATTTAGGGCGGCACCCTGAACACGGGACAACATGAAAACAGACCTTTCCGGCATCATCGGCCAAATCAAGGGCTGGCTCCTGGAGATCACCGCGGTTTGCCTTCTGCTCCTGCTGGCCATGACCGCGCTTCGCACAACCGGCCTCGTCAACATCAACGCACTGCGCACCATCGGACCAACAGAATTGGCGTACCTTTGTGGTGCGCTTTGGCTCCTTAAGAAATAGTTTGCGTCCCTGATCCTGACAATCGGAGGACACCACATGCGATCTTTCCTTGCTAAATTCATGGACGGCTACACGACCACCGGCAAGTTTTGGCTTGCCCTTGGTGCATTTGCTCTCATCGTTGATGCTGCCATCAGCTACAAGTACGGCGTCACGCTGACATGGCTTCACGGCGTGGGATTTGCCCTCGTGGCTGTGTTCTTCGCGCTCCTGCCTGATGCGGCCTACAGCGAGGTTGAAAACCGCCGTTTCGCCAGCGGTATTGTGCTCAGTGCGCTTTGTATCCCGCTCGGTCTTGTCGCCCTCTACTCGCACCTTGGCTATGGTGCCAGCGTTCGCGTGGGCGACGTGCAGCAAACGACGGTCCAAAACGCCAAGTACGACGGAGGCCGCGAGCAAGTCGAAGAAGCTAAGGCAACGCAGGCCATGTTCACCAAGCGCCTCAACACGCTGGAGGCCGAACGCGCAGCGCTCATTGCGGCCAACTCATGGGCTCCCACCGTGTCGGCTGATGGCCTCAAGGCCCAGCTCGCAGCAATCGAGGGCGACCAAGTCTTTAAGCGGTCGAAGTCGTGCGCCGACGTGACGCTCAAGGATTCACGCACATTCTGCGACAAGCGTGCAGACGTGCAGAACCGCATTGGAAGCGTCGAGAAGATCAACAGTCTAGCCGAAGACATCGCAAAGATGAATGGTCAGATCGACGGCACGCGCAAGGTGATCGCCAGCGCCCGAGAAAAAGCCGACAGCGCCGAATACAAGTCATCGGCAGTCGTCAATCAGACGAACGTCGCCGCTCAACTGTTCCTCGCCATGAGCGGCGCAACGCCTGAGAAGTCGATTGATCCTGACAAGGTGACGTTCAGCTTCGTCAACATCTTCATCGCTGGCGCTGGTTCGCTCGCCTTCATGATCATGGCTCCGGTTGGGTTCTTCGTTGCTGGCCGCAACCGCATCAAAGAGCGCTCTCCATCCTACGATTACGCATCAGCCAACCACGCATCGCCTAAGCTCCAAGCCCCCCAGGTTGTGACCAAGGCAGATCCCCGCTATGGTCAATTCATCCGGGAAATCGACCGCGCTCTAAACGGCGCTGCTCACGCATGATCACACCAACCTTCAAGCCCGCTCGTGGTCTTATCCGGTGGATACTAGATCGCGGCGGGTTTGCGGCCATCGTCATGCCAAACAGAACCGTCTATATCTGCGAAGAGTACCTCAACCACTACGCCATCCGCCGTCATGAGTGCTCCCACCTAGCCCAATGGGACAAACTCGGCACGTTTCGCTTCTGGTTCCTCATCATTTACGGCTTCTTGGTCGACGGCTACAATCAAAGCCCGTTAGAGATCGAAGCAAGGCAAGCAGAGACCAACCCAAGCCATCCGCTTCTCACAAACTATAACTGGAGACCCACGTGAGCGCGCGTCTTTATTTGCTGCATAAGCCGACAGGCAAAACTCTCATGCTGGCAAAGATGTTTGACATCGACGGCTCGCTTGATTGGGTCTCAGTACCACAGGATGCCTGCGAGGCGTTCAAAGCTGCTGTTAACGCCCACATCGTGGGCTTGGTTGATGCTGTCCCAACGCCTTCTGATTGGGCGCTGACTGTTGATGGGGCCATCATTGAAAATGGAGAACCCCAATGAACGGCTCCTACTTCGAAAACCCCGATTGCCTCATTGCAGTAGAGGACACACCAGAATGAACGGATACACCGCTGAGTATAATGAGCCTTCTGAGGCTTCAATGCTACCGCTCGCCCAGCAAATCCTCGACATCACCGAAGAGTTCCCCCGCGGTAAGGCAGAGCAAGTGATTGCGCTCCTGCTCGCTGAAAAGCTGGTTGTAGCCGAAACGTAACCCCACAGTTCCACAGTAACGGACACCCGGAAGGAAACGGCCCGTGTTTGAGATGCAGATCGAAGCTGAAAAAACTTCGATGACTTCGAAGGAAACTACCAGAGATAAGCGGATCGCCAATCTCAAGCCTTCTGTGAAGGGCCAACCTAGCCGCAATCCAAGCGGTCGCCCCAAGAAGGATTACGACCTAGCGGCTCTGGCCCAAACGCACGCCAAGAAGGCCATTGAAACCCTCGTTGAAGTGATGAGCAGCGCAGAAGCACCACCAAGCGCCCGTGTTTCGGCTGCTGGTGAAATCCTCGACCGTGGTTTTGGCCGCGCTCCGCAATCCATCGCTCTCAACGCAACGATAGACTTTGGCGCTCAGTTTGAGGACTTCATTCGCGGCTTGAGCGCTGGATCGACGGCGAAAGTGATCGAAGGAACGTCAGAGTGACCAACGAAACAGTGCAGCAATCGGCGGCTGGCATCACTGCAACGGTGAATAAGCGCCGAAATCAATACGCAAACCTGATCAAAGACGCTGGCAACATGAGCCAGCAAGAGCTTTCGGATCGGATCTGCGTTCACCGGAACACGATTTCAAAATGGGCAACTGGCAAGGTTGCTGTCCCTGGTCCCGTTCGTGCCTATCTTCGCCTCTTCGCTGAAATCAGAATGGCTTTGGTGCATTGAACTGGCAGGACAAGGTTGCCCTATGGGCTGCTTCACCGTTCCACTTCGTCATCGAAGCACTGTTCCAAATGCCGGTGGAAGACTGGCACCCTTGGATGCCTGGAACGGAACGCCCAGCCAAGCCACCAAGAGGCCCGGAATACTGGCAAGGTGAGTTTCTAAAGGACGTTGGCCGCGCACGAACGGAAGGCAAGCGCCGGTTTAGCGTTCGCGCCGGTCATGGTGTTGGCAAATCGACCGTCGAAGCCTGGCTGATCCTCTGGTTCGTGCTGTTCCATCGCGGCTTGAAGTGCCCAGTGACGGCGAACTCGCAAGACCAGCTTAAAGACGTTGTGTGGGCTGAAATTTCGCGCTGGTGGCGTGAGCTTCCGCCGTTTCTGAAGGACATGATCGAGGTCACTGCCGAACGTGTGGTGGTGAAAGCCGATCCTGAAGGGTCTTTCGCAGTCGCCCGAACTGCTCGGCCCGAGCGTCCAGAGGCTTTGCAAGGGTTCCACGCTCAGACGCTGGCGTTCTTCATCGAAGAAGCCTCAGGCATCGAAGACGTGATTTTTGAGACTGCAGGCGGTGCGCTTTCATCTGAAAACTCATGGGTTTTCATGTTTGCGAACCCCACGCGCGTCTCGGGTTACTTCTACCGATCGCACCATCAAAACCGGGGATCGTGGCGGGTCTATCATGTTCCCTGCCAAGCATCGTCCCGCGTCTCGACCAACTACGCGGTCCAGATCGCAGAAGAATACGGCGAGCAGTCTAACGTCTACCGCGTTCGTGTGCTGGGAGAGTTCCCGCTAACCGAAGACGACGGCGTAATCTCGTTGGGCCTGGTTGAAGCTGCGATTGATCGTCAGGTTTCGCCCACGGATGCCGGTGTGGTATGGGGTCTGGACGTTGCTCGGTTTGGTGACGACACCACGGCGCTCTGCAAACGGCGCGGCAATGTGGTGTTTGAGCTGACGAAGGAATGGCGCAAGCTCGATCTCATGCAGACGTGCGGGATCGTTGCCAAAGAATACCGCGAGACGCCTGATGGTTGGGTGCCTGCTGCGATCAACGTCGACGTGATCGGGATCGGTGCTGGTGTTGTTGATCGGCTGAGAGAGTTGGGGTTGCCGGTTCGTGGGATCAACGTCGGGGAAAGCCCTGCTCTTCAAGGCGAACGGTTCATGCGGCTTCGCGATGAACTGTGGTGGCAAACGCGGGAATGGTTCGAGGGCCGCGCATGCACGATGCCACGCGATGACGGTCTGATCTCTGAGTTGGTCGCGCCCAAGTACAAGCTGGAAAGCTCGGGCAAGATCAAGATCGAATCCAAGGACGACATGAAGAAGCGCGGCGTGAAGTCTCCCAACCGGGCGGACGCGCTGTGTCTTACGTTTGCAGGTGGCGAGATCAGATCGAATTACGCCCACCGGCCTGTTGTTGCGATGGGCAACTATGACCCTTTCAGCGTGTCGAGCGACGACTTTGAGCGTGCCGTTCGTCGGTCTTCGCACGCGGTCACGGATTACAACCCGTTTGGATGAGCACATGAAAGAATGGACGTGGGAAGAATTGAGAAAATCATTCCCAGATCGATCGACTGACGATGGGAGCCTTAAGACGCTCAAGCATTTGTATCGGTACGGTGTTTGGTCTGGCTTGATTAACCCAGAAAGCGATTCTGGCAAGGCATTATGGGCCGGGTACGTTGCCGATGAAGCGTATGGCAGGAACCGCGTCATTGCTGACTGAGATCGACTACCTATCGCTCGAATTCATCTGCTTGAACATGCGCAAGATCGACCGCGATGAAATCTACAACACTCGCGAGAACGATAACCCGCTGCAACTGGCCTATGAGGCGCATTACACGTTCCGGAATAAGGGCCGGGGCCGCATTGCTTGGCACAACGGCAAGCCCTGCGCGGTGGTCGCGCTGACTGAAAGCTGGCCGGGGCATTGGGAAATCTCAATGTTTGGCACCGATGATCTCCCCAAGGCTGGGATCGAGATGATCCGGTGGATCAGGAACGAGATCAGCGACATTTTCAAGATCAGCGCAGGGCGGAGGCTCCAGTGCCATTCGCGCGAGGGGCATCCTGAGGCGCACAAGATGATCCTGGCACTCGGCGGCAAGCCGGACGGTCCTTGGAAAGAGGCCTACGGCAAGGACGGCAGCAGGTATCAGCTCTACGTCTGGCTTCGTGGCGTCAACGATCAGTTCATGGATGCGGGTTATGTCCGCGCCGATAAGGTTGCCTGATGAACAAGAACGACGGAAGAGACGTGACGCTTGCGGGTGGTAGCAACGACGGCCTCACAGTCAAAGTGTACGGCAGGGTGTTGGCAATTCCTGCCGTCGATAGCCCTGCGCTCAAAGAGATTTACGTCATGACGGGCCATGTTCGTGACGGGATTGAGGTCTGGCGCTTCCAGTCAACTATCCGCAACGACGATTAATAGGAGAAAACTCAATGTGCTTCGGATCTAAGAGCAGCAGCCCGGCTACGCCGCAACCAACCGCGCCAACCACATTCGACTACTCAAAGGCCCAGCCCGACAACTCGAACGCCCAACGCATGAAGCAGATGGCGGCGGCAACGACCGGGCCAACATCATTCGGCTCTGAATTGGGCGGCGTGACCGTCACTCCGGGTGCTCCAAACACAGCTAGCATGGGGGGCATGTAGAATGTGCTCAGCTCCCAAGCCTCCCACTCCTGTTGCTCCTCCTGCGCCGCTGCCAGCGCGCGACGCCTCGATTGACGCTGCTCGGTCGCGGCAAGATGCATCGCGGCGTTCGGCCATGTCTGGGTATCAATCCACGATGCTGACCGGTGGCGGTGGCATGTCGTCGCCTGCGTCGACGGCAAGCCCTGTCTTGGGAGGCTGATCTAAGTGCTTGATGGCTCGCAGCATGAAAAGGACGAGGGGGAACATCCTAAGTCCCGCATCGACGTTGAGGCACTAAAGCGGCTTTATGATAGCCGCAAAGACTCGACCGAACGCACAAACTGCGAACACCATTGGCAACAGGTCGCGGAAGTGATCTCGCCTCGCAAGATCGACTTTGTCGGGATGCGCACGGCTGGCGAGAAGAAGATGTCGACGGTGCTGGATTCGACCGGCATCCACTCGAATGAAATGCTCGCATCTGGCCTGCACGGCATGGCGACGAACCCGGCTTCACGCTGGTTCTCGCTTCGCATGGTGGCGAGCAAGGCAACCCAGCCTGACGGCTCACAGATCAGCATCAACGAAGATAAGGCTGTTCTCACGTACCTGTCCGAAGTCGAAGAGATCATGTGGCAACGCATGTACCAGCCGGGGACTAACTTCACGACGGCGTTGCATGAAAGTTACCTCGACCTTGGCGCGTTCGGCACGGCTGTCATGTATATCGGCACGCGGGCGAATGGCGGCCTGCTGATCGAATCCCGCCCGCTGGCTGAGTGCGTCATCGCTGAGAACAGCGACGGCAAGGTCGATAGCGTGATGCGCAAGACCCAGATGACCGTGCGTCAGGTCATGCAGATGGCCCGCTCCGACGGCTGGACTCCATCGGATAAAGTCAAGGACCTGTACCGGTCTGAAAAGTTTGATGAGATGGTGACGATCATTCACGCCGTCTATCCCCGCGAGGAACGCGAACCCGGCAAGAAGAACCGCAAAAACAAGGCGTTTGCTAGCGTCTACTTTGAGCACGAAAGCTGCTGTTTGCTCGAAGAGGACGGCTACGACGAGTTTCCCTACATGGTGCCACGTTGGGCCAAGTATGCCGGTGAGGTTTACGGTCGTTCGCCTGCGATGACGGCGCTTCCCGATGTGAAGATGCTCCAAGCGATGAGCGTGACCGTGCTTAAGGCGGCGCAGAAGATCGTTGATCCGCCCATGTTTTTGCGTGACGACGGCATATCCGGCCCGGTTCGGACGGTGCCTGGTGGTATTAACTACTGGCGCGGCAACCCATCCGATGGGATCATGCTCATGCCAACCGCTGGACAAGCCCTGCCGATCACACTTGAGATGCTGGAAAGCCTGCGCAACCGCATCCGCACGACGTTCTTCGTTGACGTTCTTCAATTCACGATGGACGCCAAGATGACGGCGACTGAGGTGATGCAGCGCACGCAAGAGCGCATGCGGTTGCTGGGTCCATTGATCGGGCGTCTTGAGGGTGAACTACTTGGCCCTCTCATTGAGCGCGTGTTCGGCATTCTGAACCGCGAGGGCAAGCTGCCGGTCCCGCCCGAGATCATCCAAGAGAGCGAATTTACGGTCGAATACGTGTCCCCGATCGCGACCGCGCAGAAGCAGAACGCGGCGATGGGGATCAGTCAGGTGTTCCAGATCATGGCCCCGTTCGGGCCTGATATCGGTGCTCAGATCGCGGCGAAGGAACTCGACATCACTAAACTGTTCGTGTGGGCGTGGGATCTATTCAATTGCGATCCGAAGCTGCTCAAGGCCGACGAAGACCGCGAAGTTGAAACCCAAAAGGGACAGGCTGCCGAAGCCCTGCAAATGGGCGTTCCTGCGATGGATATGGTCAGCAAGGGCGCTGGCGCGGTCAAGCAGTTGGGTGGAGCTCAAGCGGAGGGCGGCATAGATCTTCAAACGCTGATGCGCGAGTTGAGCAAAAACCCCCAGATCGTTCAGCAATTGCAGGAGTTGAGCGGCGGTCAAGGTGGCCAGCGTGCGCTTCCACCTCCTGGACCGCCAGATCCGATGATGATGGAGCAAGACGCTGCCTAAGAAGCCGAACCCAACGTCTGCCGCCGCGCGCCGCGCTGTTGAGAACGCCGTGGCTGAGTCTTGGAAGGGGTTTTATCAGTCCGAGGGTGGCCGCGTGGCTATCGCTGAATTGATGGTCTGGTGCAACGTCTATACGCCGGTCATGACCAACGACCCAATCGAATTAGCCCGCTATCAGGGCGAACGAAATGTGGCGCTGCGGATCGCGCAACTGATCGGGCACAAGCCCGAGGTTTTCATTAAGGAAACCAACGACGACACGTCCATTCTGGACCGCGCAATGCGATACTCCAACGACTGAGGACACTGAACAATGAGTGACGTTGCAACAGCCCCTACGGCTGCGCCTGCTGCTGCCCCACCTTCTGGCGGTACGATCCTGACCTCTGGCCTTCCGCCTGCTGCCGCGACCGCAAACGGGTCAGCGCCTGCCGTTCCTGCTGCTGCCGATGGCCCGCCCGAGTGGCTCCCGGCCAAGTATTGGGACGGCGAGAAAAAAGCCCCACGGATCGAGGACTTGGGCAAGGGCTACCAGAACCTTGAAAAGCTGCTCGGCTCCGAAAAGGTGCCGGTTCCGACCTCGGATGAGGATGCGGAAGGATGGGATCGCTGGTTCAAGGCGACAGGACGGCCCGACAAGGCCGACGACTACGAACTCGAACGCGCGACCGAATACCCGTCTGATCTGCCCTATGACGAAGAGATGGAAAAGGGTTTTCGCGCTTGGGCACACGCCAACGGCCTGAACAAGAAGCAGGCCGGCGCGCTGTATGGTGGGTACGTCAAGACCCAGATCGAGCGCTACGCGGCGCATTCGACGGCGCAGAAGCAGAAGCTAGCTGAAGTTCAGCACGCATTACAGCGTGAACACGGCGGCCAGTACGAAGGCTTCCTCGGTCAAGCCAAAACCGCCCTGCAACAGTATGCCGATCCTGACTTCAAGGCGATGCTCGATGAAACCGGGCTTGGCAACGATCCTCGCATGATCCGCGTGTTCGGCAAGATCGGGAAGGAGCTTGGCGTTGGTGGCGATAAGCTCAAGGGCGCGCCTCCGCAGGCGGCAAGTGGGACGGATATGAAGACCGCCATTGCTGATTTCCGCAACCAGCACAACAAGGCGTTGATGGATAAGGATCACCCCGACCACGGACGCCGGGTCAACGAGATGAAGGCGCTGTATGAACGGGCATACGCCGAATGAGCGATCTCACATCCACGCGGCTTAAGTGCCTGGAGATGGCCAAGCCTCTTGCCGTTGCCGTGCCAGACATCCAAGAATGGATGGCGCGCGCCAAAGAATTGGAAGCCTACGTGACCGGCTCTGGACAAGCTGAAAAGCCCCAGCACGAACCGGCCATGCACGGCAACCTCAAGCCCGGACACTCCGCCAGTCGCGGCCCCGGCAATCAAGTACGCCGTTAGTGCCTCACGTCTCTACGCGCAGACCTACGGCCCGCATTGCGGACACCCTCACGGCTCGGCGGACACTCCCAAACATCCCCCAGAACAGCAAAAGGATAAGGACCCATGTCGGTTCAGATCACGAACGCGTTCGTCGAGCAATACAAGGCGAACGTCTACCACTTGACCCAGCAGAAGGGGTCAAAACTACGCCGTGCCGTGCGCGTCGAAAGCATCAACGGCAAGTCGGCATTCTTCGAGCAGATCGGCGCAACGTCGGCCCGCAAGCGGACATCGCGGCATTCCGATACGCCGCGTATGGACACCCCACACGCCCGTCGCCGGGTCACGACCGAAAGCTACGATTGGTCTGACCTCGTGGACGGTGAAGATCAAATCCGCATGTTGATCGACCCAACATCACAGTACGCCGAAGCCGCCGCAATGGCGATGGGGCGTGCCATGGACGAGGAAATCGTTCGCGCGGCTGATGCTGTGGCCTATACCGGCGTCGATGGCTCGACTTCTACCGCCTACTCTACGGCGATGACGGTCACGGTTCAGGTTCGTGGCCCGGGCGTTACTGCTGCCAACCTCGGAATGAACGTCGCGAAGATCCTTGAGGCGGCTGAAAAGCTGGGGTCTGCCGACGTGGACCCAGACGAGGAAAAGTTTCTCGTCATGAACGCACGGCAGATCAAGAGCTTGCTCAACGATAGCAGGATTTCATCGTCTGATTATAACGTCGTCAAGCCGCTGGTCGAAGGCCAAGTCTCCAAGTTCGGCGGCTTCACGATCATCCCATGCAACCGCATCACCACCGATTCCAACAGCTACGACAAGTGTCTGTATTGGGCCAAGGGCGGGATGCTGCTTGGGCTCGGCAAGGACATCATGACCAAGGTCGGCGAGCGCGCGGATAAGAACTACGCCACGCAGGTGTTCGGCTCGATGGATATCGGCGCAACCCGCATGGAAGAAGTCCGCGTTGGTTATGTCGAATGTCACGCCACCGCTGGCCCAGCTTAAGGAGGATTGAACCATGGGTGTTGTAACGACTAAATCGACCCGCGTTTCTAACGCGGACGCCGCCCCTCGCATTATGGATATGCCCAACGTCAATCACGGCAAGATTCGCCGCGTCACTGGCACGTTGGAAGCCGTCAGCGGCGACAGCATCGCGTCAATTTACCGGCTGGTGCGCGTGCACTCGTCTTGGTCGATTGTTTCGATCCGACTTTACTGTGACGCGATCACGACTTGCGCGGGCGACATCGGTCTTTATCGCGTCTCGGGGGAAGCCTCGGGCGTAGTTGTGGCCGTTGCCGCCTATGCATCGGCTCAATCGCTCGCAACCGCGATTACCGAAGGCACGAACGTTGCGTTTGAAGCCCGCGATGTCATCAAGGCCGGGAATGCTGTCTATCAAGACGCTGGCCTGACGACTGATCCCAACCTCTGGTACGATCTCGCCATCACCCTGACCGCCGCTGCGGGCTCGGCTGGCTCCATCGTGCTCGATGTGGCTTACGTCGGCAACGAGTAACGCGAACGAAGGGCCGGGGCACACGTCCCGGCCTTTTCTCTTTGGGGGGGGGGGGCTGAATGGCATCTGAAACCGACATTGCGAATTATGCGCTGACGATGATCGGGAACAACCCGATTACCAGCCTATCAGAAGCTGGCAAGCCTGCCACGTTGTGCGCCCTTCACTATCCTTTGGCCCGCGATACGACGCTCGCCGCCCATCCTTGGAACTTCGCGATCAAGCGCGTGCTGCTAGCCAAGGAAACGGCAGTGCCAACGCATGAGTTTTCAGCCCAGCACGCCATTCCTGCCGATTGCCTGCGGGTTCTGAGGACCGGGTTCGAGGCGAGCGGGTGCCCGGTAGACTATCGCATCGAAGGCAACAAGGTTTTGTGCAACGAGGCGGCAGTTTACATCGAATACATCAGCAACGACATTCCAACGGGCCGGTTCACTCCGCTGTTTATTGACGCTGTGAGTGCCAAGCTGGCAGCCGCAATCGCAATCCCCATTACCGGAAGCGACACCAAAGCCCAAGCCATGGCCCAGCTTTACACCGGCAAGCTGCAAGAGGCTCGCACCATCGACGCGATGGAAGGTACGCCGCGCGATATCGTGGACACGTCGGGTTGGTTTACGGCTCGTGGTGGGTTCACCGGATATGGCGGTGTCTGGGAATGAAGGTCACATCGATCCAAGCGGCGTTCGTCGGCGGTGAAATCTCGCCCCGGCTTGATGGCCGCGTTGACATTGCCAAGTACAAGACGGCATGCCGCATCATTGAAAATATGATCGGGGTGCCTCACGGTGGGGCACGTAAGCGGTCGGGCACGTCGTTCGTCATCGAACAGCCCAGCCTCGACGACGTGGTGATGATCCCATTCCAGTATAACGTCGAGCAGTCCTATGAGCTGATGTTTGGGCCTGGGTATGTGTGGTTTTTCAAAGATCGTGGCATCATCACCCATACGGCACTGGCGATTACGGCAATCAGCAAGGCAAGCCAAGCGGTCGTGACCGTCCCTGGCAACACCTTTACGGTGGGCGATTATATCGTTGTGCAGAGTGTCGGCGGCATGACGGAGATGAACAACCGCCGGGTCCGCGTGGCTGGCGTTGCCATCAACGATGTTACGGTAGAAGTCGATTCAACAGGGTTTACCACCTACACCAGCGGCGGCACGGCAGCAGAAATCGTATCTCTGGCCGCGCCGTGGACACTAAACGATATCTACGACATTCAGGTGGCGCAATCAGCCGATGTTCTTTACGTCGTGCACCCCAGTCACCCCATCTATAAAATCAGCCGGTTGTCGCACACGTCTTGGGCGCTGACGGAGTTGACGTTCACGACGGGTCCGTTTCGACCAATCAACCCAGATCGCAACGTTCGCATCCAACCATCTGCGTTTTCAGCGACCGCACTGGCGTATGGCACATACCCAGTCGGCACGACTTGCACCTTGACGCTTCAGGGCGCGTCTTTGTTCATGTCTGGTCACGTTGGGTCGTTAATCCGCCTCACAGAAGACGGCGGTGAGACGGGAATTTCGTCGGCTCCGGTGGGTGACAGCACGCGAACGCTGGCGGCTGGCAACGTCTATACGTTCGATTCCAAAATCTACGGAGTCGCCGCGACGGATGCCACCAACTGGCAAAAGTTCACACGCGTTCCCGGTCACGATGCTGGCCGCGTGCGCGTGTTGGGCGATGGCAAATACCTTGATAGCGATTTCTTGCACCCTGGATTCTGCGTTCTGCGGATCACGGCAGTGTCGTCGGCAACGGTCTGCACGGCACAGATCGTGCGTTACCAGATGCCATCCTCTATCGCGACGGGCGGCACGTCATTTTGGGAAGAGGGTTCTTGGTCGGGTTATCGCGGGTATCCCCGCACCACGACTTTCTATGAGCAGAGGTTGTGGTTCGCTGGTGTTGTGTCTGATCCTGTCGTCGTCTGGTCTTCACGGTCGGGTGCCTATGAGGATATGGAAGACGGTCCTGACGACGATGATGCTTTGATCTATCGCCTCACGGCGGGGCAATCTGACGTGATCCGCTGGCTCTCGGGCGGTCGGGTTCTGACGGCTGGAACCTCTCAAGGTGAATACGTTATCACGGCTTCGTCTCAAGGAGAGGCCCTGACCCCTAAAAACGTTAAAGCAGTGCTCCAAACGACCTATGGAACCAGTCGAGCCCAGCCGGTTCGGGTCAATCAACAGGTGTTCTACCCGCAACGGTCCGGTGTTGCGACGGCGGCAGCGCGCAAGTTGCGCAAGTTTGGGTATTCTCTGGCCTCAGACGCCTACGAAAGTACGGATTTGACCGTGTTTTCTGAGCATATCATGGGGGCCGGCTTTGATAGGGTGTCGTATCAGGTTGAACCGGAAAGTTTGGTGTGGGCACGGCGCACCGATGGGGTGTTAGCTGCGTGCACGCTTGAAGAAGCCCAAGAAGTCATTGCATGGCACCGGCACATTTTGGGCGGCAACGGTAAAGTTAAGACGATTTCGGTCATTCCTGGCGAGCAGGGCGACGATTTGTGGCTTTCGGTTGAGCGTGTGATCAATGGCCAGACGCGGCGATTCATCGAAGTGCTGAACCCGCCGTTTAGGCCAGGTGTTGATGCAAAAGAAGACGCGAAGATCCTCGATTGCTCGATGACTTACAGCGGCGCGTCGACGGCAACGATCTCGGGCCTCAATCATTTGGAAGGTGAGCGCGTCACCGTCCTGAATAATGGCTCGGTTGAGCGTGATTTGCTGGTGACGGGGGGCAAAATTACGCTCGCACGCGCGACAACAAAGGCGCAAATCGGGTATCGTATTGCTGCGGTCTTGGAGACGCAGGATTTCGAGGCCGGTGCCCAGGCTGGCACGGCTCAAAGCCGACACAAGCGGATCAACAAGGTGTTTGCCCGTGTGCTTGAGAGTTTGGGCGGTTCAATCGGGCCGGATGCCGCCAATCAGGCTGATATGCTGTTCCGCCGTGCGTATATGCCGACCGATGTTAGTGCGCTGTTGTATTCTGGGTTAGTTGAAGTTGATTTTCCCGGCAATTGGGAGCGTGGCGCGACGATCCGCGTGGAGCATGACGATCCGTTGCCGTTGTTTGTGACCGGCGTCACCTTTGAACTCAACACCACGGGTTAATCATGTGTCTGCCCGCGATTGGATTGGTTGCTGGGATAGCTGGCTCTGCCGTGTCGGCTATGGGCGCGGCGTCGAGTGCGAACGCTCAGGCGAACGCTGCCGAATACAACGCGACCGTTGAGCGGATTAACGCGAGATCGAACCGGCAAAAGGGTCTTGTTGAGCAGGAGCGGATTTCAGGCAAGTATGACGACGTTCGCGGGCAAGGCGTGGCGGCGGCCGGCAAAAGCGGCGTCGATAGCGGCTACGGCTCGGCAGCACTCGTGATCTTTGGCGACAATGCGAAGTCTCAGAGCCAAGACATGAGCACGGCCTACGTCAATGCGGAAGGCGCGGCGGTGGCGAACGAGAACAAGGCGCGCGACTACGATGCGCAGGCCAAAGCCTCGCGGCAGGCTGGCAAAATCGGCATGGCGAGTTCGTTCCTGTCGGGCCTTGGCTCGATTGCGAAGGCTGGCCCGTCTCTCATGATTAATTCCTAGAAAGCGAAAAGGGCGCGACCCTTTCGAGTGCGCCCCCTTCAAATCATTGAGATGCACCCGACCAAAGGTTTGCATCTCACAGATCAGCAAATCGCGTCTTCACACAACGCTCCAACCTTATACAGCGTATGGAGCCAAAATTCAAGGGCTCCGCAAAATTCCGAGGAGGTCAAATGTCGGTTCTGTCAACACTGGTAAGACGCACGATCTCATCGCGTGGGACCAGCGTACGGCCTGCGATCTTTACAACGATCAGTTCTCCATTGTTGATCAGTTCGTAAAGGCTGGTTCGTCCAATTGAGAGGGCATAGCAAGCATCATTGATGGTGAACGCTAACCGTTCCCGAACAGGTTTCATATCGTCCATAGGTTACCACCCATAGGTTTTGATGACCGCATCAAACTACCATGAACCCATCCCTAGAAATACCCCTAGTTGATTAAATGCTCCCATGATTTTTCCCGCTTGATTTTTAGGGGGCATGTTCCGCACTGCAACTGTTCCTAACCGTTCCGATCTTTTCCGATTTTGGGCAGATCAACTGCTGATTGGATCGGGTTTGAGGTTGGACAATCTGCCCAGATCAATTCCTAAGAGGTTTCATGCCGGTTATCCCACGGGTCTCAGGGCCTACGGTTGGTTTTCAGCCTGCGATGCAGCCGGGCACAAGTGGCGACGCCTATGCGGCTCCAGGCAGGGCGATGCAGGGGCTTGGTCAGAGCATTGCGAGCCTTGGGGCGACGCTCGACGCGCGCGGCAACGATGAGGACGAATACCGTGCAAACCTTGAGCTGGTGAAGTGGCAAAACCAGCAGGACATTAGCCGGATCAAGTCTGAGAACGATTTCAACGGCGATCCGCGCGGGTATGCCAACGGTCAGTTGCAGTCGTTCGATAGCAGCGTGGCCGATCTGCGCACGCGGCTTCCCAACAATCCCAAGATCCAGCAGCGGGCGGCGCTGCATATCGAGCGGTCGCGCGGTAGCTACAACGAGGCCGCGACCAAGTTCGAATACGGCAAGACCAAAGAACAACTCGTTGCCGACGTTGACGCGACGATCACGAGCGAGTTTTCGCGGATCGAAGCGGGCAAGATTGAAGCTTTGCCCGATGACCTCGATGTGTCTATCCGTGGCATCAACCAGATGATCGACAAGGCTCCTGTGCCGGAAGGTGCCAAGGAGCGGTTGCGGGCGGCGAGTGCGCAGATGGTGCGCGCGCAGTTAGAGCGGTTGCCACCTGAGCAGCGGTTGCCCGCCGCGCAGAAGATCATGCAGACGATCCAGACGCGCAACCCACCGCAAGAGGTTGGGCCACAGTCGGATGCGGGCGGGATGACGGGTGGCTCTGCCATATCCGTTGCAAAGACGTTCCTCGGCAAGAGTGAAGGCCAAGACGCAGAAGCCCTTTCCTCGTTCTTCAAGAAGTCGGCGGGGCAAAACCTCAACCCGGCAGACACGGCGTGGTGCGCGGCGTTCGTAAACGCAGCCCTTGGGGCAAGCGGGCAAAAAGGCACTGGCACGCTTCTTGCGCGCGACTTTCTTAAGTTCGGTGCCGAAACGAATGAGCCAAGCGAGGGAGATATCGTTGTTCTGACGCGTGGCGACCGCAACGGCTGGCAAGGCCATGTCGGGTTCTATGCTGGCAAGTCGGCCAACGGCAACATCCGTATTCTTGGTGGCAACCAAGGCAATAAGGTTTCGGTTCAAGAGTATTCGGCTGACCGTGTGCTCGGGTATCGTAAGCCGCCGAAGTCTGGGTCTGATTTGCCGGGTCTAAGCCTTCCTCAAGTCGCTGACGATGCAGGCGTTGCACCATCGCCAATTAAGACAACGCTTTCGGCCTACTCGCCTCAAGTCGGCGGGTCAAAGATGGAAGGCGGTTACGCCGCGAGCAAGTCAGGTCCTGACGGCAAGGCCGAAGTGCGCACGCTGGAAGACGTTGCATCTGGACGGTCGCCATACGTAACGGTTGCGGGCAACCCCAGCCTCGCGGGTAAGTCGTATACTATTCCTGAGATCACGTTTATCGGCACGGATGGCAAAGAGCAGACGTTGAAAAACGTCAAGGCCGTCGTGCACGATACCGGCAGCGCGTTCAAGTCGGCTCCCGAGGGCCGGTTTGACGTGCCCATCGCCAAGGACGCAGATAACGCCCTGATGGCAAAGAATGCCGGTCTATGGTCGAAGGCTGGCGTGCAGTTCGTGCCGGAAGGGGCCGCGCCTAAGGGCAAGGGGACACAAGTCGCTGGCCTCAAGGCCGGCACCATGACAGATGCAGGACAGCAAGGGCAAGGCTCGGCTGCCGACGATCTAACCCCGCGCGAAACGGACGGATCGCCAGAAGCCAACGCCAAGGAAACGGCACGGCTTGAAGCGGCCAAGGTGCGCGTTGCTGGCGGTGGGCCAACCTTCACACCGCAATCAGGCCGCACATCGAGCGTTGGCCTGCGTGGCGCAAGCGCTGACAGCCATGTGCTCGAAGCCCTGAACAAACACATGCCAGCCTATCAGGCGGCACAGCAGCACGCGCTTGAGGTCAAGATCAAGAGCATCGACGACCGCGCGGCAAAGGGTGAGATTCCGCCACCTGCCGAAGTCCAGCAGCTTCGCGCAATGACCAAGGATCATCCGCTGCTATCGCAGGCGCTAGAGCAGACGTTGCAAGGCGCTGAGTTTACCCGCGCCTATATGCAATCCAACCCGATTGCGGTCGACGCTAAAATCCAGCAGCTTCGCGGCGAGATGAACACCAAAGGGACAAGCCAAGCCCTATCGGTGCATGTGGCGGCGCTCGAAAAGCTGCAAACGAAGATGGACAGCGAATTGCGCAAAGACCCGTATGGATGGGGTGCGGAAGCTGGCATCACGCCCGTTGTGAAGCCGATCGCGCCGCAAACTGTCCTGACCGCGCAAGGGGCCGATCTCATGGCCGAACGAGTGAAGATTTCGGACGACCTGGTCAAGCACTACGGTGAGGGATACCGGCAGTATTTTACGCCGACCGAAAAGACCGCACTCGTTGCCGGGTTAAAGCAAGGTGGACCTGCTGCAATCGGTATCCTGACCCAGATGCGTACGGGCATGGGCGACCGAATGCCTGATGCGATCCGTGAATTGCTACCCGACGAACCAGAGCTTGCGCGGGCGGGGTTCCTTGCGGCCTATGGCGGCGATCCTAAGGGCGTTGAGGCGATCACGTCCACGTTCGCGAGACGGCAAGATAAGAACTACAAGCCCCCGAAATACGCCTACGACGCAACGTCCAGGCAAGCGGACGCGAAGAGCATCCTTGGCGATCTGTACGAAGCCCAGCCTGACGCCCGCGAGCTGGACCGCACCATGCGCGCGGCAGAAGCGATTTATGAACACCTTGATCCATCTGGCGCTGAACCCGGTGGCGAAAAGTGGAAGCAAGCCGTAAATATGGCGGTTGGTGTTCGCGTCGACGGGTTTGGTGTCGAATACGGCGGCGTTGTCCCGACCAGATCTGGCTACTTTGGCAGCAGCGGCGGCAATGTTGGTCTGCCGTCGAACATCGCCAAGGACCAGTTTTCTAGGCTGCGTATGGACATGACGAAAGAACACTTGATTGCCGCTGGCCTGCCGTTACCCGCAACGAAGGAGGGCAACCCGATCTCAATGGGTAAGATTGCCACCTCGCAACTCGTCCATGCTGGATTCGGCAAGTACTACGTGGTCACGAAGGGAACGACCCCGGCAGATTACCAGTATGCGGCTAGCATCGGGCCTGATGGCAAGCCTACGGGGAAGCCGTTCGTGCTCGACATGATGGCGCTGGAGCCGGTGTTGCGCAAGCAGTTTCCAAGTAGCTACTTCCCGACCAAGTGAGCGCGGTTGCTGGCCCATTTCGTGCCATATAGCCAGCCGGCGCGGGCACAATAGACAGCGGCACCAACGCCGAATGCAACCCAGACTTGGACCATCGGGCCGCGTGGTGGATAAGCGAAAAACATCCACCCAATCAATGCCGAACCAAGCACGAAAAGTGCTAATGTTCCAATGAATGCAAGCAGCGCAACGGTAAGCCCTGCAACGAATTTCATGTTTTCCTCTCACGAACAATAGTCATGCGTCCGGCCCAATAACTTCTGGACACCAATGTTCGATATCAAGCCCACGATCACAGAGCAACAGCTTTACAGCGAACCAACGATTGATCTCGGAACCCCGGCTGGCATGGGTGAGGTGTTCGATTCTGCGGTGAAGGACGTTTGGGCGAGCGGTCAGGTATCGTCCAGCATCAACAACGAGATGGACACGTATGCGCGGCACATCAAGAAAGTAAAGGAGTTGACCGGCGCGGAGTTGGTTAACCCAGCCCTGATGGATGGGCCATATGTGGAGGGCGCGCGCAAGACGTTCCTCGATGAGCTCGAAAAGCTGGCAGCAAAGCATCCCGACAAGAGGGCTGATCTCCTGCCGGAGCAGGACTTTGAAGACCAAGCGCGCGGCATGGTGCGCGCGTCAAGGCTCAAGACTGGTGAGGCGTGGGAAAGGTCTGACAAGGGGATTGCCGCGTGGACTGCATCGTTATCTGGTAGTCTTGTGGGCGGGTTGTCAGACCCGATAAACGCAGCCGCCATGTTGGCAACGCCATGGGTTGGGGCCGGTCGTGGATTAACCGGCATGGCGGCTGCTGCGGCTAAGTCAGGCGCTTACAATGCCGCCGCCGAAGTCGCGATGCAGCCGTTTATCCGGTCCTACTCCGAAAGCGCCGGAATGCCGATCACTTTAGGCGAATCTGCGGTGCAGGTTGGTGCAGCCTTTGGCCTTGGCGCTGGCCTCGATGCGCTCTTTCGCGGCGGTGCCCGTGGCCTTGCCACCTATCGCGGCCTCACTCCTATCCTCAAAGACGACAAGATTGTTGGCTGGCGTCGACCTGGCGAAGTTGACCCGGCGACCATTGCCGCTCCCGGCACGCTGATCGAACCAACCCCGCTCGATATTCCCGAAGATCTGACCGCTCGCGCATTTGGCGATGGTCCTGATGCTGTTGCCGCCCGTGCTGAGATTGCCAAGCGGATAGACAGCACGAATGACCATCTATCCATGGAGACCGTTCGCAAGGCTGAATCCGGTGACGTGACCGATCCAGCAACGATTGCCGCACAGCGCAAGGTGGCCGAAGTGACCGGCGAGATTGAGCGGCCCGACGTTCGTGCCCGGATTGACGCTGAGGAGACGGCTAACGCCACGATCCGCAAGCGTCCAACTGACAACATTGACGACGACACCCACCTTGCCGCGACAAAGCAAGCCTTGGCCTACGTGGCCGATCCGGTGAACAACCTTCCCCCGGCCCGTGTCCTTGAATCAGGACCAGCAACGGGCTGGCTGCGCGACATGCGCGAAAAGGTGGAGCAGCTTCAGGCCAAGGTGCAGCAGGAGCTTTCCGACGACGACCGCAAGGCGCTGCTCATGGTCAACACCATGGACCGTGCCAACGCCGATCCGGTGGCCGCTGCTCGCATGCTGCGCGAAGAACCAGCGCTCATGACGCGCGATCTGGATTTCGGAGAGACGGGCCTAGGCCAAGCCCGGTCCATCGCAACTCTATCCGATGAAGCCTTTGAACGTGTGGCCTCGGGTGAATATGCCCCCGAGATTGGAGCCCTCGTTGCCGACCATGTGCCGGAAGGTTTTCAGATCCGTGCGCTACAGGACCTAACCGATCGCGCGCCGACCTCGGAAGCTAGCGCCCGCGCCATGCTGGCGGATATGCTGAACGGCCCTGAATATCGCGCAGCACCCGGGGAAAGCCCGGTCACGCTGCGCGAACGGCAGATGGACGATCCCTATGGGAAGGAAGCACAAGCTCAAGTCCAGCAACTCGAATCCGAACTTGCCGAAGAACTAGGCCGCAAGGCTGCACCCGACCCGACGCCGGTTGAAATCATCACGGACGCGATCAAGAAGGCGGACGAGGTGCGGTCTGCCGTCGAAAGCATGGCAGGGATGTTGCCGGAAGGCGTGCGTGTGAAGACCTACACGGCACTCTCTGACGTGCCTGATACGGTTGTGGCCGATATGCTGGCCGCGAACCGTCAACGCTTTGAGCGGGCAAGTCTGGCCTATCAAGTGGCCGATAACGCTGAAGCCCGCGCTGCTGCCCGTCTGGAGTTGGACGAAGCCCTTGCCCTGCGTGGCGTCGAAGCGTTCGTTGACACAGCCGACGCGAACACGATCTGGCTTGCCTCCTACGCCATGAACCCACGGGGCCGGATTGCGCACGAGGCGGTCCACATCCTCAAGGCCCAAGGCCGGATCGTGCCGGAAGAGATGGCGGCGCTTGCCGCGTTTGCCCGCGAAAGCCGCGCGTTCTCGCCTAGCCGTCAAGCCTCCTATGCGGAAGCCTACAAAGCGCGCGGAACACCGGAACGGGTGGCCGAATTGCTGGACGAGGAAGCCGTTGCGCATTTGATCGAAGCTCGCGCCAACGGCAAACTTGATCCGGTGGATATTCCGCCCCGCGTTCTGACGATCCTCGACCGCATCGCTGAGTTCTTTGATAGCATCCGCAATGCTCTCATGGGGAAGGGCTTCACATCGACCGCAGAGACGACGTTCTCCGCCCGCAAGGCGCAAGCGGCAGAGATTGAACGGCTGATCCAGACCGTCATGAACGGCGAAGCGGCAAAGCGTGTTGCAACGCAAGCCGTGATGCAGGCCGAAGATATTAAGGCGATGGCGGTAAAGCCGGTCACTCCTGCCGTCAAGAACGAAATTCCATTTGATCTCCCCCGCTACGCTGACCCGGAAGGCAATGAGCTTTCATTCGATGACGTGAGAACGATCGTTGACCAGTGGCGCTACGTGCGCAACGAGAAATGGCAAACCCAGCCGCGAAGCCTGATCCCGTTGGAGGCTGGGTTTATCCCAACGCCTGAACGTCCAACCGTGGCTGACTTCCTCGAATACGTGCGCCAAGAGATCGGGGGGGATAAGGTCTACAGTGATTTTGACAGCGACCGCGTCAGCGACCTTCAAATCTCCAAGCAGATGAAGCAAGACCTTGACCGGCTTGGTGTTGCTGACGCCAAGACCGAGCGGGAAGTGATGCAGCGGCTTGAGGTGGGCGGCGGTGATGGAACGCGGTTTGCTTTGGCTGATTTGGCCGTGCGCAACGATGCGGTATTGCTGGACGACGTGGGGCCGAACGATCCGCATCCTGGCCGTATGCTGGCGCTGCACGTGACGCGGGCGAACTTTGATGCATTCGATCCAACTAAGTCTAAGGACTTTGGCGTTCACTTCGGCACACAACCGCAATCTGACGTGTTCTCCGGGCTGATCTCGTCGCGTGAGCAAGCGCGCGTGTTGCCGGTGGTGATCGACGCCAAAAACGTGGTTGACGTGCCCGACCTCATGATGTGGCCCGCAAACGAGGTGGCACAGGCCGTAGAGGCGAAAGTTCCATCCGCGCAAGGCTTGGCCGCTGAAGTCGCAGCTGCGCCCGGTGACGCTGGGAAAGACGCCTTGCGCAAGGGGCTGACATCTCGCGGCATTGATGCCCTGCGCTATTGGAACGAATCCGAAGGCGACGGCTGGTCTTATATCGTTTGGGACAAGGGCCACGTCACAAGTGCAACGTCTCCGAAAGATGCGATGTTCGTTTCTGGCATGCAGCCCAAGAGCGACGGACAAGCGATGTTCTCGTTCTCTGACGAACAAATCGACAAGATGCCTACTACAAAGGCCAAGTATAGGCTTGTTGGCGGCCCTGGCGATCCGCCGCTGATCGGTGAAGCAAGGGCAGCCCTTAAGGTAATGGCTTCTCATATTGGGATCGTGTCTGAGCAGTCCGTCGAAGCCGCTAGAGGCGCTAAATTCTATGCTAAACGCAGGGAACTTGGGTCTCCATTAGAGGCTGTAAAGCAAGCGAACGATAACCGTATTTCGGAGAAAGGTAACGTTGAGACGATGCGCCGTGAGGCGACAGGTCAATCGTTCAACTATGACATAGAGGACGTTGACGGGAATCGCGTTGGTCGTGCTTATGGGTGGGTTGTTGGTAAGGAAATGTATTTTGATTGGCTTGGGGGTTGGAGCGACGAAAAGAATACTCTAGGTATTCGCGTTATAAAAGACCTCAGAGAGCAAGTTCGTAAAGACTTCCCGCAAGTTACTAAGTTCACGGGATACCGTGTAAGTGGTGCACGCAGCAAGGCTGATGCCAATAATAAAATTCAATCTGTTACCATGTTCGCCTTTGCTGGCGAGCGTGCGAAAACTGCTGACCTAGAAGCCCTGGCTAAAGCCAAGAAGATGACGGAGGACGGCAAAGACCGCACTGATATCTGGACCTCTACCGGCTGGTTTAAGGGGGTGGATGGCAAGTGGAGGTTTGAGATTGATGATAGCTCGATGTCATTGAACCTGCCAATCGCCACAAGGTCAACGATGGGAAAAGCTATCAACCATCCTGAATTTTTTGCCGCTTACCCATTTTTTAAGGACCATGGCAAAGGCTATTATGACATATCGCCAAAGTTCAATTATTTGTCGCCTAAGTCGAGGATACTGTCTGGAGGTGAAGGCGTTTACCGTGGGCACTGGGATGGGATAGGTTTAGACCGCACTCTTGACCCAGCCAATAAGCGTTCGACTACTTTGCATGAGATGCAGCACGCGGTTCAAGATGTGGAGGAATTCGTTCTAGGAGCATCTCCTAGCGATAAGGAAGGTCTGACAAAGATTTCAGCCGCTAGACGGAAAGAAGTTGAGGGAGCGATTCGCATTGGAGAGGCAGCAGAGAAGCATCCTGACGATTATACTCCCGAAGAATGGGCTATAGAGGCCGCCAGAGTTGGTAAAAGCTTAGGCGTATCTGATCGCTCAATTAAGCTGGCGTCGAATTGGAACGATGCAAGAGCTGCTTACCAAGAATACCGCAGGTCAGATCCTTATGCTAGGTATCACGATAACGCTGGCGAGGTTGAGGCACGCCTAGTCGAAACACGCCGCGACATGACCGCCGACGAGCGCCGCGCCCGCCCGCCGTGGCTCGACTACGACGTGCCAGAAGATCAGCAGATCGTAAGGTTTGGAGCAGGACAGCAGAACAGCGAACCTATGTTTGCGCTTGCCGACCGCGACACCGGCCAATCCATGCGCCGTGATCAGGATGCGCTGGGATATTACTCGCAACTTGACCGGGTGCTGAAATCGTTCAAGCCGACCGATAGCGTCACGCTCGACACCCTCGCCAAGCGCGGCGTGAAGACGGCAGAACTGGAAGCGCGCGGGCTGAAAGATGCGTTTGCAGGTGGTCCAGTCAAAGTTGGCGATCTCCAGGCCAATGCGGGAAAGCCGGTAAGGCTGAATGAGGTGGTGCGTGGGCGTGACCAAACGCAGACATTTGATGAGTGGCGACGTGAAAGCGATTACGCCGAAGCGGCTGGGTACAACCGTTCATTGACAGCATCCCAACTGCGCGAAGCACGGGCAGCATACGAGCATGAATCGCCAGACGACACCAAATGGTCCCGTCACTCCCTCGACCCTTCTAACCCAAGCTACAGAGAGACGGTCCTGCATCTGCCGGTTAGCCGACTCGATACGTTTGAGCAGTTTCGCGATGCGTATCTGAAGCGCTTCCCAGGCACATCAGATGGCTACATGCGCGCGGCTTATGCGCAGGGAGAAAGAGCACCGCCGCGTGTAGGGTACGGCACAGCACCTCCTGATGTCTTCCAATCCGGCCACTTCCCCGAGCCCAACATCACCGGCCACCTTATGACTTCCATGACGAGGCATGAAGGCAAGCCGGTGTTTACGGTGGACCAGATCCAGAGCGATTGGGGCCAGCGGTTGCGCGACGGCGGCGTCAGGGATGAGGCGAAGATTGCGGGGCTGAAGGCACGGCTAGATGAAGCCAATGCCGCAGAAGATAAGCTAAAACCCGCATTTGCTGATCGAGGGCAAGAGTTGGGATTGCTCGCAAGTCTTGAAAATTACGGCGGCAATTTGGATAGAATGAAGGCTGAAAAATACAGCAACGGAAAGCCCGTGCATCCATTGGCTGGATTGTTGACTGATGAATACGTTAAAGCAATGCAGTACCGTAAACTTCTTTGGGCTGAACTGAACACCGCCGAAGCCTCTGCCTCCGGCCATCCCCTTGTCAACACCACCGACCAGTGGACCAACACCACGCTACGGCGCGCGATACGTATGGCAGCCGAAGCCGATGCGGAGTATATCGCGATCCCGCATGGCGATACGGTGTTGAGCTACAACCCTGGCAAAGATGAAGGCATGGCCGGGTTCTACGGCACGCGAACTATGGAAGGGATTGTCCCGAAGAACCTGCGCAAGATGCTTGAGAAACTGGACAAGGAGAGCCCAAGGCCACAGCGGGTTGAAACCCTCGCTACGCCATCAGGTGATCGTGGATGGCAGGACGGAACGAGCAACCCGTTTGACAAGTCTCAAACCGGCTTCACCGTTTTCCCCCTGACAGAGAAGGTGAAAGCCTCAGTGCGTGAGGAAGGGCAGGCGCTGTTCGCCATGCGCGACGAACGAGGCCGTGAAAAGCTAGGCGCTGCCGAACGTGCTGCTCAACTCAAGGCCGATCTTGCGGAGATTGAAACCCGGTTCCAAGCCTCGGGCGGGGATGAGCGGGAGAAGCTCCAAGCCAAGCGGGCCGTGTTGCTCAATGCGCGGGCGCTCGAAAAGGTGCTGGACGATATCGAATTGTTCAGAGGATTTGCTGGGAAGTTCGACGGTACGCTTGTATCCGATAATGCTCGTGCGTTGCTTGTGATGCTGGAAGGCTACGGCTCGGTTAACGACGTGCCGTTTAAGGACATGCACTTCCTCCACAAGGACATCGTTAACGCGATGTTGCAGCGCATGAGCAATGTCGGATGGGAGTTCCGCAAGGGGGCTATTACCGGCGACATGCGCCGCCGCGCCATGCGAACGTCAATGGACAACATGATCAAGGAGGCGGCAGGAGAAAACACAGGCGATCCGCTGGCGAAGGCACTAGGCAAGGAATGGCTTGCTGTTCAGGAACACTTGCGCCAGCGGTTCAACGCGGCGGGGGGTGACATTCCCAAACTTGAAGGTTACTTCGCACCCCAGGGCCACGATCCTGAGATGCTGCTGATGGTTGGTCAACGCAAGTGGGTTGACTACCTTATGGCAGAAGGGATGCTTGATCGTGACCGGATGATTGATTACTCAACTGGCAAGCCGTTTGAGGATGCGGCGCTACGTGATGTGTTGTCTGATATCTGGAAAACTGTCACCACGGCAGGCGGCAATAAGCTTGACCCAGACAACCCTGTCATGATCGGCAAGGGCGCGATGTACAAGCGCCACATGGATCATCGCGTCATTCACTTTAAGGGTGCTGACAATTGGCTCAAATACCAACGTGAGTTGGGCAACGGTGACGTGTTTGCAGCGATGCACAACCATATCAACGTCATGGCGCGCGACATTGCGGCAATGGAGCGGTTCGGGGCGAATCCGAACCTCGTTTACCAGCGCGCGAAAGCGATCATCAAAAACGAAGCCGAGATGCACCGATCAAACAAGATCGTGATGGACGAGTTTGCTGACGTGGTGCGTCAAGCCTGGACAGCGCTGCAATCTGCCAACCGCAAAGTTCTTGACGATGCTGGCCTATTGCCGGGGCTGGCAAAGAGCCTTGATGAATTACGGGCGATGAAAGACAGCCCGGGCGCTCCGGTTCGCCAAGTCGTACGCGACGCCGCATTCGCCAAGATGGAGGCCAACCTAGCTGAGTTTGAGAAGGTGTTTGCACAGCTTGACGGCAAGCCAGCATCTGGTCCGCTCGTTGCCAAGGGCCGCGACCTTATGAGGGATATCCGCAACCAAGCCGGAACGGCTTCTGTCCTCGACAAAAAGAAAAGCCCAACATCCTACGTCGATGGCGTGCTGCATCGCGCAGATGAAGTTTGGGATTCCTATATGGGCGTTTCTAACGTCGCGGTGAACATGACGTTAGCGCGCGGCCTTGCAGGAACCCGGAATATCATATCATCGGGTTTGCTCGTCATGGCTCCGATTTCATCGGTAACGGACTTTTCAACCCAGCTTGCCGCGCGGCGCTTCTCTGGTATCCCAGCCAACACGCAATTGAGATCGTTCATTAACGCTTTCAAATCCTCAACCAAGCAGGAGATGCTACGCGCTGGCGTTGGCCACGAAGTCGCAATGGCCGCGTTCCAAGAGCAAGCGTTGTCTGTTGATCGGTTCAGCGCCCATCAGGTGACGGGCTACATTGCCGACCGGTCGCATCAATTCTCTTTCCTGTCGCCGCTAACGGCGGCACAGAAGGCAGGCTATAGTCATGACTTCATGTCTCACATGGGTTCTTTGGTGGGTGTTCCATTTGACAAGTTAGACGCCGAAACGCAGAGAATGTTTAAGCGCCACGGTATATCTCGCACGGACTGGATGCGCCTAAGCAAGGTTGAGCCCGATATGTCCAGCGGGGTTCCGATGATGACGCGAACCGTAATCGAAGATCAATTCGGTACGGGCCTAGCTGAAAAGTACGGCATCATGCATCTGCGTGAACGGGCATTCAGTACCATTGAAACAGGCAACCGGGCACGGTCTATGTGGATTGGCAATACCAAGCCTGGAACGCGGCGTGGCGAGCTGGCGCGGTCTGAGGCCATGTTTAAGTCGTTCCCAACCATGTACACGATGCTGATCCTTGGTCGTCTTTACGGGGAGATGATGAACGGACGATGGGGCAGCGCTGCGGCCTACGGCGGAACGGTGTTTGTGTTCGGGTCGATCCTTGGTGCAACCGCGATCCAGCTCAAGAACTTGTGGTACGGGCGCGATCCAGAAGACATGACCAAGCCAAAGTTCTGGGCACATGCCTTTGCACAATCGGGCGGGCTTGGCTTGCCGTCAGACTATATTAACTCTGCTGTTGACCGCAATCAGAACAGTATGGATGGCTTGGTTTTGGGTCCAGTCTACGGCGCTGGTAAGATGGTAATGAACGCCACACTCGGAAACCTTGGCCAGTACGGACGCGAAGAAAAAACCAACATTGGTCGTGAGTTTGTTAAAGCGGCTCGCAGCTACACTCCAGGCATGTTCGTTCCGTTCTATCTGCGGTCAGCCTACAATCACATGATTCTTGACCAAGTTCAGAATTACGTGGACCCGGATGCGCATAAGGCGCGAAGGGCTGACGAACGGGCGAGAAAGAAGAATTTCGGAAACGGGTATTACTGGCCAGCCGGTCAGATGTTCCCGCCCCGCGCACCCAACATTGGCGCGGCAATAGGCCGGAACTAGTGCGTTTTTGTCATACTGATTTAACCGCAAATCAGCTACTATCGCGACGGGCTCCGCTGGACCGGCCATTGCCGACACTCCGCTTGAAACCCGTTCCTCATCCATCACGGCTTTGCGTCCTCGCCTCTTTGGCGTGTTGAGCCCATTTACGGGAGCAACGGTGCATGGCGTTATCATCGGTCAACGCGAGTGTCATCAGTCACCCACCGGTCACGGTGGCGAGTGCCGCAACGTGCAACATCGGCGCGGTGTTGTCGGATCGGGTTCTCGTTTCAGGAACAACCGGGATCACCTCTTTTGGCACCACGCCGAACGCGCTCCGGTTCGTGACGTTCACCGGCATTTTGACGATTACGCACCACGCTACGAGCCTAATTCTGATCGGCGGCGCAAGCCTGACGACGGCGGCGAACGATAGCGCGGTGTTTGCATCGGATGGGTCGGGCAACTGGCGCTGCCTGCAATACACCACGGGCACGCCTCCAGCGACGACGATTGATGGGATCACTGGACTTCAAGCAGCACTTGACGACAAGCTGGACGCTGCCGACTACACGGCGGCGGATATCCTGGCGAAGATCAAGACCATCGATGGGACGGGCTCTGGCCTTGATGCCGATCTGCTCGACGGCAACAGCGCATCTGCGTTCATCAAGACGGTCAACGGAGTGTCGCCCGATGGGGCTGGCGCGGTCACTGTCTCCATTGCGAGCGGAACACAAGACGTGCGTTTGGGTGCAAGCGTTGTTATCGGGAATAGTGTTGTTGGGACCGGGGCAGGGGCACAAGCGTCGACAGGGCATGTTGTCACCAGCATCACCTACAATTCAGCCGGGGGCGGGAGCGACGTGACGATCACGGGAACATCGCGCCCGATTCAAAAATACGTATCCGGTACGTGGATTACGGTCAGCCAAGTTTAAGGGAGGGCCGCAGATGGTCATCAATCACGGCACGTTTACGCAATACACGCCAACGGCTCCGGTTGATCCAGAGCCGAACACGGCAGCGGCGCGGCTGGCTGACCGTATGGGATACACCAAACTGTTTGCCAAGCGTGCGGACGGGGCCGACTGGTACGACACGACCAGCGCACTCGACGTGGGATTCTATGGGATAGTCATCGGCGGCAAGGTTTACAGCGCATCGACCGACCCGACCGCGTTCGGCGTCTACCAGTCCGCCACACTGCTTCAATCCACGGGCGAAATCATTCCCGGCTGGTCTTGGGATGGGCAAACGCTACGCCCACCCGAGGCAAAACCCCTCTCGGGCGACGACGTGGACAAGGAGCGTGACCGCCGCATGGCGACGTTTGTATTCCATAACGTGGCCTATGACTTCGATGCTGAAAGCCGGGAGAATATCCAGGGGGCCTATGTCTTGGCACAGGCCGCTGTTCTTTCTGGCAAGGCACAGGGCGATCTGCGCTGGTTCTCGCTATCAAGCGACTTCAAGTGGATCGCGGCAGACAACAGCCTTGTCACTATGGACGCGCAAACAACTATGGCGTTCGGCGCGGCGGCAGCATCTTGGAAGTCGGCCCATATCTTTGCTGGCCGCACACTCAAGGACATGACGCCGATCCCGCCCAACTACACCGACAATTCATGGTGGCCCACATGAGGCGAGAACAGGAAGCCCATTGTTTGGTGGCAGACTTTGCCAAGGCGGTAGCTGCGCGCGGTCAAACGATCCAGACCCACACCACCAACGAAGTCACGACGGTCAGCCCTGAAATGCTCGACGTAATCCGGCGCATGGCGGCCAAGATCGAAAGCATTGAGCAGGAATCTCGCGAAGAGATCGCCCGGTTGCAGGCCAAGTGCGATGACTTCGAATCCCGTTGGCAGTCGTTGCGTTCCGCGTGGTCTCACCATTCTCAACTGTTCGCGGGGTCCGCTCAATGACGGTTTCGGTTTACTATGCACCGCTCTCTTACGTTGGTAACGGCGCTGTCTCGTTCGCAGTGACGTGGCCGTTTTTCTCGGCTGCTGAATTGGTTGTTACGCTGGAGCCAACGGACGGGTCGACCGATCCAGTGACGCAAACCCTTGGGGTGCACTATTCCGTGTCGGGCGGGGCGGATGCCAACGGCACGCCGTCAGTCGGCACGGTGACGATGGTCACGGCACCCACGACGAGCACGCAAACCCTCAAGATCAAGCGGCAAACGGTGTCGCTCCAATCTGTGGCATGGGATGCGTATAGCGCATTCCCTGAAAAGGCCGTCGAGCATGGGTTTGATCGTCGCGCTCTTATCGAGCAAGAGCTTGCGAACAGGATCGCAACGGCTGAAAGCACGCTGACGGCGAATGCAGATGCGGTGGCCTCTGCGGAAGAGGCTGCTGCAAGCGCGATCGAAGCGGCTGATGATGCAAGCGCGGCTGCGGCGAGTGCGGCGGCGGCTGCGTCCAGCGAATCCACCACAGCCAGCCTAGCAGCGCAGGTGCTTGCGAACATCGCTGTTTCGACGGGTGCTTCAAGCGACGCCACTCGGCTGCTCGACGATATCAGCGCATCTTTCAACGGATCAACTACGACGTTCGCACTGACGATCGGCGCGGCTCCAGTCACGCCATTGGCTGCGGCACAACTGATCGTGCACCTCAATGGATCGTATCAGATCCCAGGTGCTGGCTACACGCTGTTCACGTCCAACATCGTGTTTGCGACTGCCCCGCTTGCTGGTAGCTCATGCGCCATTGTTGAAATCTACGGCCCCGCCGATGAGATCGATGTGGGGTTCGCCATCCAGCGCTCGAACCACTCCGGGACCCAGGCAATCAGCACTGTGGCCGGGTTGCAGGCGGAATTGGATGGAAAGAGCGCCCTGACCTACACCCCAGCGGGTACGGGTGCCACATTGCGAACCATTGTTGCAAAAATATCAGACACACTTAGCGTAAAGGATTTTGGAGCAACCGGCGACGGCACAACCGACGATACCACAGCTATCCAAGCCTGCTTAACTTACGCTGTCAGTTTAGGCGGC